CCACTTGGAATAATCACAGCGGATATGGTCAAGATACTTGTTGATTGCATCTTCAGAGAGGTAGAGTTTAGGCATTTGTCTTCCTTTCGTATATTGTTATCATACACGAACCAGTAAAGGTATCAAGTGGTTTCTTTGCATGGCTGCTATGCCATAACGCATGGAAGACAATCCGCAATAGGTCTATTACGGATATACAACCTGGAATAGAAATATGATTATAGTCTTATTTTTTGAGGTGATTGTTCCTGATCTTACAGGAAATCCAGGAGTTATAGTAGCGGTCGCTCATGATAGCATCCGTGCCAAATATGAACTTGGCCTCATAGTAGGACGCCTCTCCTTTACTCTTACAGAACCTTAGAATCTGGCGCTTGAACTTGTCGTTGCCTACCTTGGCCCGGTCTTCATTCAACTCCAGATTTGATCCGTAATATTGTCTCCAGTCACTATCAACTTTTTCTTTTTTCTTTTTGCCTTTAACTTTTCTAATCTTGCTAAAGAAAAGAGTTTTTTTGCCGATATATCGTTTGTTATTTGCCAGATTTGTAATCTCATATACAAACCCAATAGCATCTTCAGGTATATTATCTTCAACAATCTGATCATTATAAAGCCACGGATTTTCATAAGACATGGGAGAACTCCTTGTTCTCCCTATATAGTTTACTCCTCTTCCGCCTCTTCCTGCTCTTCGCTTTCCATTTCACCACAGAAAGAACAATATTTTGGATAACCAGAGGTTTCTTCTGGATTATAACTTAACTTATATTGACTCTCACAAAACTGGCATATTTTTGATTCTACTTCTTTTGACATTTCTTATTCCTTTAGATTTCGCATGAACCTGATACACAGGCCAACTCTTGACTGGCCACAGTTGTATCAACATTTTCATACTGACATAGTTGAGCCCAATCAACATTTTTGGGCATTTTATTTAGTAAGGCTTCATAATCTTCTTTAGTGCAATCCTGATATGGAGCCTGCTTATATGTATGCTCCGAGAATGGCAAGAAAGAAACGCCAGTCATATAATCAAAGTTTCTATAGACCCATGCAGCCACCTCAAGCCATTCGCTTTCTTTGACGGAGATGGTGACGGATGGATTGTGTTCTGTCCAGTGCTGCTTATACTTAAGCCATAGTTCAAGTTGGTCAATAGCACCGGTGTCTTGCCTGAAAATGGCATTATCTGGTGATTTGATTGGGAAAGAAAAGACATATGTATGTGCTGGCTTTGTTACATCATCTTCTACAGGGAAGCCCATTTCAACCATCATCTTGGCCAGAGGGTCTTTCTTGTCTGCTCTTACTGTGCGGATATAATATGGATTATGGCGAGCATGAATACCCGAAGCAGCATCCACGAGTTGTGATACTGTGCCTGATGGCTTGCCACAAGTAATGGCCACGGATACTGGAATGCCAATCTTCTTGGCCAGTTCCTTGTTTGTATCAACAGCAATCTGGCGCCACTTGGCCAATCTTTCTTCAAGCCCAGCCTTCTTGCCATTGGTTAGTTCATTATCCATGATACCGGTGAGTGATACACCCAGCAATCTTTCTTCCTTGCAGTTCTCTTCCCACTTCTTTGATAGATAGCGGAAGTTAGTGAGGGTTGACTGCCATGTGCCCAGAATAGTGGCCACACGAACTTTCTCTGCGATATCTTTTTCTGTATCATCACCGCGAATAACGACCTCGGATAGATTACAGAACTCTTTATCACGCAGCAGGATTTCACCACAAGGATTTACACCAAAATCAAAGTCGGAATCACGGCGACCAAACTTGTCAATAGTCTTTTTGGCTGACTGGCGATTGAATACACCACGCTCACCAGATTTGGACTCATACAGAGCCTTCCATTCGTCCATGAAAATGCCGATATCTGGCTTGGATGTATAGACGGCAGAGTTATTGGCCAGGGCTCTCTGAACATCACTCAGCCACCATTGCCCAGATTTGGCATGGCGAAGACGGTCATCTGACAGGTCTGATAGTGAAATAAGTGCAGAGCGGCGAACACCACCAACGACCACGATTTCTGCAATCTTACAGACGATATCATGGGCCTCAAGTGAGGTTAGTTTGCGCCCAGCGGCCTTTTTGAATATCTCAATACAGAACTCAAAAAGTGATACAAGTGGGTCTGGACCAGAAGCACGCCCTCCGAAGGTCTTTAATGGTGCGCCAGCAGGCCGTACTTTTGATACGTCCCACTTTGGAATCTGACCAACATATAACATGCCAATCAGTTCCTTGAGTGCCTTGGCCCAGCCCAACTTGCTATCAGCAACTACGATGGTGGTGTCGCTCTCTGCAAAGGTTTCAGCAATAACAGGGAGTTTTTCCACTTCTCTTGTCTCAACAGAGAAGCCAACACCCGTGCCATTCATCAATACATATAGGATTTCATCAAAGGCCTGTGGGCGATTGACAGCGGTAAAAGAACAGTTATAACCAGCAACATTCTCGCGCTTGAGGGCTTCACCTGCGGTCATCATGCAACGCATCGATGGCATGACCTTGAGTGTCAGGACGGCCTCTTCAATCTCCTTGCGATAAGACTTGATATCATGCTTGTGTTGTTCTTTGAGGTGTTCATCAAAAAAATCAAAATATCTTCCAACAGTTTCAGACCAGGTCTCGCGGCGCTTCTGTTCAGGAAGCCATCTGGCATAACGGCTTAGGTAAATATATTGCTGATAAACTGTGGGAAGATAGTTGCTGATGGACATAAAACACCTCTTTAAATTTTTTTCCAGTTTTCTAATTCTAACTTAGCACGAAGATCGCTATGTGTATTCTTATCTATAATATATTGAATCTCTGATGATGAACGCCCAGCCAAAATCATATCATTAATATCTTTTTCTTTCATATCTTTTGGCCAAATACAAATGCTATGGTTCAAATCAATCGTCTTTTTCATATGCTTTACAATTTCTTTATTGCGCGGCTCATTATCATATACAAAAACAAAATCATATTTACCAACAGCAATCGTTGCTCTATACAACGATGCATCCATCATTGCGATACTGTTATGAAGGAAAAAAGAATCAATAGGACCTTCTACTACATAGATTTTTTTGGTGAAATCTACTGTATTCAGACCATAAACTTTTTTAGCCTCTTCGTTAAGCGTTATAGTTATATAGCGTATCTCGGATTTGCCAATGGCACGGCCCTGAACTCCTTGCAAAATATTTTTTTCATCATAGAATGGAATCACTATTCTTTCATCGTTTTTATAGAGTTTCTTGTTGTTATCTGGTAAAATCTCATCAATAAATGCTGCAAAATCCTGTGCATAAAAAATATTTTTATTTTTTTCTTGTGGTATTCTTCTTTTCGTCACAAAGATTTTAGCAGGATGATTGTCGGGCAAAGAGTCAATTGTTGGTAGATTAATTGTTTTATTGAACACAGGCTTTGTTTTGGCCGCAGAAAAGTCTGGTAGTTTTACATTGCTATGGCTATCATTCTTATATCGTTCAAGTTGATATTCTTTGTAGAGAAGAGGATCAATGGCCTTCAGGAACTTACCAAAGGATGTAGATGTGCTACAATTATGGCACATAAAGAATAGGTCATTCTTTTTCCTATACACATAGCCTCTGGCCTTTATCTTATTCTTTTTGGAATCACCACAGAAGGGGCAACGGAAATTCCATATATAATCGTTTTTCTGGGCAAACTTTTCCAGTTTTGGGGAAACCAAGGTCATAAACTTGCGATCAATAAACAAAGCCATAACATAGTCCTTGAGATGATAGAACTATGTATCTTACACTATATTTTTGGAGAAATCAACTAAAAAAGTTTGAATGTGGGTAAAATTTTACTGGCTATCCATCCCAGAACAAACAGGCCACCCATGACCATCCATTTCCAGGATTCAATAGCAAATATTCTTTTACCTAACTTATCTTTATCTTTTGTTAATTCAGATCGGAGTGATTGTAGTTCTGTTAGAATTTTATTTTCTGATTGTTCTATTTTTTCAGTAAGTTCACGGTTGACGGTAGTAATACGAGAATGTAATTCTTTTATATCATTATTATGTTCTACTCTACGCATTTCAAGTATATTTTCCATGTCTTTTGTTGTTTTTTCATGTATTTCCAATCTTTGTTCTTGGAGTGATAACATCCTGGACAGATTGGATGCTATTTCTTGTATTTTGTCAATAGCAACATCAAACTTTCCGCAGAGGGCCGTAATAGTTATCACATCTTTTTTGAGTAATTCTATTTCGACCCTCTGCTCCAGTTCGTCAGACATTTTACTTCTTCTTGTTCTTCTTGTCTTCTATTGCCTTCTCGAATACGCGAGAACCAAACCAGAAGGTAATTACTGTAGCGAATAGTGCTTGTGTTTCGGAATCCCAAACGGCTTTGAGAATATCTGGCGTTGTTTTGCCATGTTCAAACATTACATACGCAGCAGAGACCTTAACAGCAATAAAGAGTCCGAAAAATACATAGGTAATGACGGGCCGAATAGATCCTCGTAGTGCGTTGACAAACTTTCCGCCATCAATAGAAGCATCATGAGACCGAAGAGATTTTCCCTCGTCAGCGTCCGCATTAATATTCGCAACGGCCATGTCGACCTTGCCTTGCTCGACGATCTGCTTAGACTTGAGTTCTGCCATCTGTAATTCATGTTGTAA